TTTGTATTTAGTATCTGCTTGCAACCAAGCAATCTGTGCTTCTTCTAATGTCATATTTTCTCCATTGTGGGCGTCTTTGGACAACCCATATTTTATCGATAAAAATCCCTCACCAATCGGCAAGGGTCATTAGAGATTTCTCAATCTCAATATAAATATTATACAGTAGTTTAACCAAATTGTCAAATAGAATTTTCATTTGTTAGATTAAAAATCTGATAAATCTTCGTCAGATTAGAAAAATAATACTTGACTTCAAGGTGAAACTTCGGTATAATATGTATATTAAAAATCGAAAAAGTAACTAAAAGGAGACAAGAGATGCAATTTATTAAGGCGTACGAAAACGCAATATCAGAGGAGCTAATAGAGAAACTGATAAGCTGGTCAAATTTACCTGATACAGACCAGCCGGTTGAGGGCAAAGACGACGGGGATACGCAATTTAAAAATGGTAAATTAGGAAGGGATGACCACCAAAAATTCCTAAAGTTTAGTAACTTCCCACTATATAATAGGTGTCATGAAGAAGTAGCCCCATATCTGGAAGAGTATTCTAGTCATTTCCCAGCACTATCAGGAGCTACAAGCTATGAGGTTAAGCTACAAAAGACGCCTATTCAAGGAGGGTATTCACGTTGGCACTGCGAGCAGGGAGGAGGGGGAGCAGGTGCAAGCAGTAGAGCGCTTGCTTGGATGGTGTATCTAAACGACGTACACCAAGGAGGAGAAACCGAATTTCTATATCAAGGTTTTAGACAGCCAGCTGTTAAAGGAACCTTACTTATTTGGCCCGCAGCGTTTACTCATACGCATAGAGGAAATCCTCCTTATTCTAATGAGAAATATATTATTACAGGGTGGGCTATTTTTCCCACAGATTAAAAATACAGGAGATATTAAATGATTACTTGGAACTATAAAACATTCCTTTCGAACCTACCGATAGAACACCTAAGACACCAGATAATACATGAGACTACCCCGGATGACTGGGAGATGCCACTAGACTACCAGAATGGCAAAAAGAGGGAAGAAATATTTAAAGAGCATCATTCTGGTACTAAAAGTATTGCTATAATCTTTGAATCTCATGGATCTTCTTACCCCATAGAACTAGAGGATTTAGGTAATAATAAAGTAAAATACGTAGATAACTATGAAAAATTTTGGCCCGCTATAATACCAATCCTACGCAGATTAGTAAACGATGAATCAATCACAGAGGGAGAGCTAGAAGAGCATGTACTTAAATGTATGTTAGTAGTTCTTAGGAGAGGTTCTGAAATAAAGGAGCATGTAGACGCATCAATTAATCTTATAAACTGTAGGAGAGTGCATGTACCTATTATTACTAATGAGGATGTAATATTTACAGTAAACGGAACTAGCGTATTTTTAGAGGAAGGTACAGGATACGAAATAAATAATCAAGAACTTCATTCAGTGGTAAACAATAGCCCTTCAGACAGAGTACACTTAATAGTAGACTTTGACTTGAGTACTCCTTACTTTACGGAGCATCGGGTTACTGATGATAATACTATGTAAATGGAAGAACTAAAGATACTGATTGAAGAACTACTTAAACTACTAAGGTGGATAAATGGATAAAAGATACGAGATAGACTGGGACAAAGTACAAACATTGGAAGAAATGAAAACAGTACTAAAAGCTATAAAGATAGGGTTTGGGGAGGAGTACGCAGATAGTATTCCAGAACTAAAACCATTGCTAAAGGAGACAGAGGGAGAGTAGTATGAATATGGTACAATAATGGAAAATACTAGCTTACTAATGTACTTTATATTCGGCTTATTAGTACTTAAAGCCTTATTTATCGTATCATTTATTTGCGTTAATATGGGATTATGTAAGAAAAAGGAGGAACATGGCAAAGAGTTTTAAACAAATGGCTAAGAAAGATGAAGGTACATACATGATAGTAGATGCCTTAAACCTAGCCTTTAGATACAAGCATAGTAAGAAACCTAATTTTGGTGAGGACTATCTAAGAACTATTCAGAGTTTGGCACAATCATACAACGCAGGGCAGATTCTTATAACTGCTGATTGGGGCTCAAGCTCGTATAGGTGTGGTATTCTCCCAGAGTATAAAGGTAATAGAAAAGAGAAGTACGCTAAACAAACAGAGAAAGAAGCAGAAGAGTTTCGTTTGTTTATGGAAGACTACGAAGTTACCCTAAAATTATTAGCAATTCATTACCCTGTGTTCAGATATAAGAACGTAGAGGCTGATGACATTGCAGCACAACTTGTAGCAGAGCTGGAAGGTTCAACCATATGGTTAATTTCTTCAGACCGAGATTGGGATCTGCTAATAGATGACAATGTGAACAGATTTAGTTACGTAACAAGAAAAGAGATAACAAAACAAAATTGGGGGGAACATTATGAGGTTGATCGGAGAGAGTATATTAGTTTTAAGTGCCTTACTGGTGACGCTGGTGATAATGTACCTGGCGTCCCTGGCGTAGGTCCTAAGAGAGCACTAGGACTAATTCAGGAGTATGGCTCAGCATTTGATATTGCTGATGTTTTGCCTATTAGTAGTAAGTACAAGTATATCCAATCCCTAAATACATTTGGTGCGGATAACATTTATAAGAACTACGAGCTTATGGACTTAGTCACATACTGTGCTGATGCTATAGGAGAAGAAAATGTCGAAGACATGAGGAGCAAACTTGCAAGTAACTAAAAGAGATGGAAGAAAGGAAGAGTTAAACTTAGATAATATCCACGCAATGTTACAGAATTGTAGGAAAGAGGATTTAGGTAGAAGATTAGATGTATCTGTAAGTGATACAGCATTATCCGCCCACATTAAGTTGGCAGAAGGTATGAAAACTTCTGATATTCAACAAACACTAATTAAGTCGGCAGCTGAGAAGATTAGTACTGGTACACCAGACTATTCTATTTTTGCAGGTAGACTATTAGTAACAGAAATGCGTAAGGAAGTATATGGACAGTTTACCCCTATCAGTTTCTTGGAGTATATTAAATTAAATGTAGAAAGTGGGCTATATGACCCAATTATTCTAGAGATGTATAGTGAGGAAGAGATTGACTTGTTGGAGTCTGTTATTGACTACAATAATGATTTTGCTCGTCCCTATTCTTCTATCGTTCAGTTAGATAGTAAGTATTTAATCAAGGATGCTAAAACGGGTCGTCGTTTGGAGATGATACAAGAGACATTTATGCTTATCGCAATGACTATCTTTGCTTTAGAAGATAATTGTATTGAGTTAGTCATTGATATGTACGAAGCTCTAAAAGATGATAAAATCAGCCTACCAACACCTATTATTAGTGGAGTTCGTACTCAGCTAAAGATGTTCAGCTCTTGTTGTTTACTGAAAATGGGAGACACTACGGAGTCTATTCTAGCTTCAGAATATGCACTATCTCTCATGACAGCCAACAGAGCTGGCATCGGGGTGGATATGGCTCCAGTTCGTGGGATTTTAGCTCCTGTAAAGAACAATACAGTTAAGCATACAGGTGCTTTACCTTTATTAAAATCAATTGAAGCTGCTAGTAAGCAGTTCACACAGAATAGTTTACGATCTGGAGCTACAGTAGTAAACTACCCTGTGTTTAACTGGGAGATAATGGATGTATTGGAGTACAAGAATAATCAAGGAAGTAATACAAATCGTGCTCGTTTTATCGATTACACGATCGGTCTACCTGATTTATTTCTCAAACGTGTACTAGCAAAAGAGGACTGGACTTTATTTAGCTCAGAAGAAGTTCCTTTATTACTATCAACATATGGGCAGCCAGAGTTATTTGACCCCGTATATGAGGAATATGAAAAAGATGAAAGTATTAGAAAAGTGGTGTTACCCGCAACTGAGATATTTAATAAGCTTGTTAAAGAACGGGTGGGTACTGGGCGTATTTACATTCATTTTATTGACAACGTTAATCGTCAAGGAATGTTCGATGAGCAAATCACCCAAACCAATTTATGTAGCGAAATCTTCTTACCAACTCAAAGTGTAAGGTTTGAAGGACTAAAGCAAACTGAGTCAAGTACTGACGAGTATGATTTAGATGATGGTATGGTTGCTCTCTGCATCCTAGGTTGTGTTAATTTTGGTAAGCTAGAACATATTGATGAATTAGACCGATTAACTGGTCTTTTAGTAAGATTTTTAGATAACCTGATCGATGTTCAGGAATACCCAATGGATGCGACTGAATGGCCAACCAAAGGATATAGATTCTTAGGTATTGGTATTAGTGATTTCGCACACTTCTTAGCTAAGAACGAGGCAGCGCTTGGAACTACTAAGGCACTGAAGTTAACCCATCAATGGGCAGAGCGTTTCCAATACGGCTTAGTAAGAGCAAGTATCAATTTGGCTAAAGAGAAAGGAGCTTGCTACTACTCAGACAGGTCATTATACTCTCAAGGTATTATGCCAGTAGATACATACAATGCCAACGTGGACCAACTGTACCCTAATGACCTATTATGTGATTGGGAATTATTAAGACACGATGCTAAAGAGTATGGGATTAGAAACACTACACTAAGTGCAATCCCACCCACAGCATCTTCATCACTTGTGAGCAATTCTACACAAGGTATTGACCCTATTCAAAGTACAACAGATACCTTTGAGGCTTCTAACTTCACAGTTAAGTCTTTAATACCTGACTTTGAGAAGGAGCCTTATTACATGAAAGCATGGGATATGCCCGGTAACAATTCTTCTGAGTACATTAAATTAATGGCTCTATTACAGAAGTTTATTGACCAAGGTATGAGTACTAACCAATGGTACGACCTAACCAAGCTACCTAATAAGATTTTAGATAGTAATAGAGTTAAAAGAGATATCCTTACAGCGTGGAAGTACGGACTTAAGTCGTTGTACTACATTAGAACTAAGGATAAAGAGAATAGAAGCGAAACAATCGATACAGGTTGTGAATCAGGAGCATGCAGCATATAATGGATAATATTAACCCAGAGCATTATAAGGCTCACCCCTCGGGGGTTGAAGCCATTCAAGTTACAGAGCATATGAATTTCTGTTTAGGAAATGCTATGAAGTACATTTGGAGAGCAGACGAAAAACACTCGGACGGTGGGATCGAAGACCTTAATAAGGCTAAATGGTACATTGAAAGAGAACTAGTAAGGAGAAAAGATGCCACTATTTGAAAAGGATAACCAAAACATAGATATGAAAGCAATTAAAGAACCAAATAAACCTATTTATACTGGAGGTAGCTATACTAATGCTAAATTAATATCATACTCAGCTCCTAGCCCAGAGATGGAGGAAAAGTGTGTAGAAACTCCACAAGACCTTATAGCATTCTGTGCTAGAGTATCAAATCCTGGTAACCAGTATAATAAAGAAACTAATACCCAGCTAATTAAATATTTGATTAAGTACAAGCACTGGTCTCCTTTAGAAATGGTTAGTGCTACTTTAGAGATTGAAACTACTAGAGACATTGCTCGCCAAATACTAAGACACAGGAGCTTTAGCTTCCAAGAGTTTAGTCAAAGATATGCTGATCCTACTAAAGACTTAAAGTTTATGCTACGTGAAGCAAGACTACAAGATACTAAGAATAGACAGAACTCTATTAAGATTGATGACAGCCGTCTTAGCGCAATGTGGAGACTACAACAGGAGAAAGTAATACATGCAGCAAATGAAGCATATCAGTTTGCTGTTGATAATGGTATCGCTAAGGAGCAGGCAAGAGTAGTACTACCAGAAGGAAATACTATGTCTAGATTGTATATGAATGGTACTCTTAGAAGCTGGGTTCATTATATTGAACTTAGAAGTGCTAATGGTACACAACTTGAACATATTGAAGTAGCAGAAGCATGCGCTAGGGAAATTGCTAAGATATTTCCTTTGATGAGGGATTTACTATGAATAGGTTTCAACCACTAGAAGACGTTTACGTGTATGACAACGTATTGTCCCTGACAGAACGAGATTACATTCTGAAGACCTGTAGGAATTCTAATTTTAATATATTAGGGTGGCAAGAGAACTCTGCTGAGGAAGGGTACGTACATTCCGCATGGAGTAATGAAGACTTAGTAGACTCCGGCTTTTTAAGTTGGCCAGGTATTAATAAGATAATGAAAGAGAGAGGGCTAAGTATAGAACAGGTATACAAGGTTGTAATTAATGTAGACACTTTAAGCGACTCTCATTGGCCACATACTCACAATGGGGTAGTACTATTATATTACTTAAACTTGGAATGGCTCGAAGGATGGGGTGGTGAGACGTTATTTTATGACACAAATAGTAAAGAGGTAATATACGGGTCTAAGTTCACACCCAATAGGGTAATTATCTTTGATGGGGGAATTCCTCATAACATAAAACACCAAAATAGAATTGCGGATAAGTATAGAATGTCTTTAAGTATATTTTTTAATAAGGAGGTAAATAATGAGTAATAAAGATGTACACATTGACCAATGGTTCTGGGATAGAGGAATTACACAAAATGGTAACCCAATGGCACAAGCAATCAAGACATTAGAAGAAACAACCGAATTGTTAGCTGCTATTAATAAAGATGATGAGTATGAAATTATGGATGCAATCGGAGATATTTACGTAACCCTAAGAGGGGTATGTTTAACTCGTGGTATATTTATGGATGATTGTATTAATCAAGCATACCATGAAATTAAAGACCGAAAGGGTCATTTAACTCCTGATGGTATGTTTGTGAAGGAGGTATAATGAAGTTATTTAACTTAGGAACTACAGTAAGAAGCAAGGACACAAGACTATTCTTAGGTAATAATGTAAGTAATAGAAATATACAAACTTTCCACGATCCTAAGTATCCTTGGATACTAGAAGCAGCTGAAGAAATGAGAGCTATAGGTAACTGGTCTAAGAATGAGATTGACTTATCTAAGGAGAAGAAGGATTTCGATTCTTTAGATGAAGCAGGTAAGCATATCTTTGAGAAAGGATTAAAGTTTGCTATTGCACTAGATAGTTGTGCAGGTAGAGGACCCTTGCAGTTATTTAATGATGCCGGTATTAGTAATAACCCAGAATGGGAGCTATACCTGACTAATCACCAGAACAATGAATTACTACACTCAGAGTCGTATACTGAGATGGTTAGAGCTATTTTTAATAATGTAGATGAGTTTATTGACTCTATTATACAGGACGAGTATGTACAAAACAGAGCAGAGTCTATTCTATCAGAGTTTAACGACTCGACTAATACTTTGGACATATACGCAGCTAATGAAACAGTAAAGAGACTTTTTGGTGCAGGGGATGCAGATATTAGGGAGGTTACTCAAGATGATCTTAGAAAAGCTATCTATAAGAGTGCTATGGTACTCAATATGTTTGAAGGCATCAGATTCTTTGCTACTTTTGTCACGGCTTGGTCTTTCTCCGAGCAACCTATTAAACTTTTCTCGGGTTCTAGCAATATATTTAAACTTATTGCTAGAGATGAGATGATTCACTTGGACGTATTTCAAAAAGTATTAAAGGTACTAAGGACTGATTCTACTGAAGGATTCACTGATGTAGCCGCTAGTATGGAAGATGAAATGTATACGTTATTTGAAGTAGCGTATAAAGAGGAAAGAGATTGGGTAGACCATCTCTTTAGTAAGGGGTCGCCTCTTATAGGTATGAATGCAGCTATACTAAAAGAGTATATGGATTATATCTTTGCTATTAGAATGACTAATATTGGTATGGACCCTAAGAAGCTGGGTCTAGCACTTGGCAGTAATCCTCTTCCTTGGGTTGATAACTATTTAGATAGTTCACATATTAAATCTGCTCCTCAAGAGATTGAATCAGTTAATTATGTTGCAGCTATAGATAGTTCGCAGGACGAAGATTTCGATTTAGATGATTTATAGTAAGTATAGGAGGATATTAAAATGAAGATATTAGTAACAGGAGGAGGTTCAGCAGGATGGATAACAGCTGCAACTTTAATAAAAGCATACCCAGAAGCAAATATAACTTTAGTAGAGTCTTCCAATATTCCAACTATTGGTGTAGGAGAATCCGCCATTCAGTCAATAAGGGAACTACTATCGTTTTTAGAGATTAAAGACGAAGATTGGATGAAGCACTGTAACGCAATATACAAAGGTTCCATAGACTTTACAGGGTGGGGAGAAGACCCAAATGGTAGAGTTAAAGAGCCTTTTGGAGTATCAAAGAACTTAGGGTTCAGTAGTATGGACACATATAGCTTCTGGGACTGGAGTAGAAAAAAGTACATACTTGGAGCGGAGGAAGGAGAGTTCCATACTTTTGCAGTAGAATGGGGGGAGCTACTAAATAGTAATAAGGTAACCAAAGAACCTATGGAGGAGCTGGGGGACTGGGACTTCGAAAGATGTACTAGTTTTCATCTAGATGCAGGCTTATTAGCAGAGTATCTAAAGAACCATTTTTGTAAGCCCAGAGGTGTAACCCATATTATAGGGGACATAAAAGAAGTATTAAAATCGAGTGACTCATACGTATCAAAAGTAGTACTAACTAATGGGGAAGAACTGACTGCAGATATGTATGTAGATTGCACGGGGTTTAGAAGAGTCCTTATAAATGAAGTAGGAGGAGACTTCCACAGTTTTAAGGATGTACTAATAAATGACAGAGCTGTAGCTACAAGAGTACCTTATAAAGATAAAGAAACAGAGATGGAATTCAACACCAATGCCACCACCTTAGATAATGGCTGGGTATGGAATATACCTTTGTGGGATAGAATAGGAGCAGGATATGTGTATAGCTCTAAATTCCTGACGGAACAGGAAGCTGAGGAGGAGTTACGACAGCACTTATCTAAAAATAGAAGCCCCGAAGAACTAGATAGTTTGGACTACTTTCACGTTAATATGAAGCTAGGGGCAGTCAAAGAACCTTTTATAGGTAACGTATGTAGCATAGGGTTGAGCCATGGATTCATTGAACCTCTAGGCAGTACAGGTCTTCATCTCATAATAGTAGCATCCCAAGCTTTAGTATCTTTACTAAGTGATAGGGGTATGATTACTTCTATAGAAAGAGGGTTATTTAATAGACAGATGCAACTTCAACTACAAATTTTCACTAATATAGTTAGCGCTAGGTACGCATCCAGTAGACGTAATGATACAGAATATTGGAAGTACCTACATAACATTGACTATATAAGCCCCTCTGAACAAATATTTATAAGAGACTTCCTACTAAGTATGAAGGGTCTTGGAACCGAAGATAGAGACTATGGGTTGTTTGAGTATATGTTAGCAGGTAATATGGGTATAAGCCCTTACTCCCCTCTAACAACTTTTAGTGACACAGATATAGAAAGGTCCTATAAGTTAAAAAGGGACCTAGATATGCATAGATCTAAACAAATAGAAGCTATAAAATCACTACCTTCGCTATTTGAATTTATGAAACAGCATATATACGGAGGGAGAGAGCTTGAAGAATAGAAAAAAATGGTATATGAATACAGATATATTTAGTACTGTAGATATAGATAACTTACTAGCAACCATTGATAATAAAGATTTGAGGGCAGGTACTGTAGGGGTAGATAAGACAGGATATAGTGAGCATAGGTCTTCCGATATTATGTTCTTACCTAGACAACAATATGAAGGGGTGTATAACGTGTGCTGGGATATATTTCGTACAGCAAATATTGAGTATTTCGGATACAATATAGATAGAGTACCCACCTGCCAGTATTCTGTATACTCTGCAGACAAAGGAGGTATTTATAACTGGCATAAAGACTCATATGAACTAGGAGGGGAGGAGGATAGAAAACTAACTCTTGTTATACAGTTAAGCCACCCGGAGGAGTATGAGGGAGGTAACTTAATGCTTAAAGATGTAACTTGGAGTGCCGAGGAACTTATTAGCTTAAAAAGAAAGGGAACTGTAATAGTATTCCCCTCAGAATTAGAGCATAAGGTAAGTCTAGTAACAAAAGGTACTAGAGTAGCTTTAGTAAGTTGGGCTTTAGGCCCTCCTCTCATATAACTTACTGAAATTGGATAATAATATGAAAATAACTCCAGTATTTACAGAATTTATAGCGGAAGGAAAGGCTTTACTATCTTATAAGGATACTCAAAGTATAATAGAGTACCTGAGAGGGGAGGAGGATAATTATTCGGCGATGGGGCAAACGACCCCTAAAGTTACTGAGGGGCTGAAGCTGCCTGCCTCTATAGATACTTTACAGAGTATAGTAGAGAAAAAGTTTAATGAAGTGCATGTGCAGATGGGTCTTTCCAATAGGTACAAGCAAGTGGTTTCGGAAATATGGTTAAACTTTAGACAAAATAACGAAATAAACCGGGCACATAGACACCCAGGATTTTGTCTTGTAGCTGTGTACTACCCACTAGCGCACCATACCTCCTTCCTTACTTTGCTGAATGCAGGAAGTAACTTAAACTATGAGATACCAAATGACGCAATAGCTGAGTATAGTGCCTTAAACTCCTCCCAATACTTAATACCTGTAGTGGCGGATACTATTATAATAGTACCTTCCTGGATATGGCATTTTGTAGAGTCAAGTGCTCCAGAAGGTAGCGAGAGATTAAGTATAGTATTTAACTCTCATATAATTAAACTCCCTGATAACACAAAGGAGGCGTAAAAAATGAGTTATAAAAGAATAGTAGAACTCTTAGGTGAGGTAATGGGGTTACTACCAGAAGAGGTAGACTTGTCCAAGGGCGGTGTTGGTGAGATTGCACTAGCACACCACTTAGGACATGAGATAATTAAAGGAGATAAAGGTGCTGATGCAATGGATGAAAACGGTGATAAGTTTGAGTATAAGATTTCTACTACTGATCAGTTTAATTTCCATTTTGGTGCCCG